GTTAATATTGAGAATAAATCTGCAACATTACCACCACGAACTTCAGAAACAACTGTGGGTGATGATGGAGTATCCCATGATTGTGCAAAATTATCACTTTCACTGTTTGATGTTACATCTAAACTTAAACCTCTTACGTATCCATGTCTAAATGCTGATAATAATAAGTTAGAATATATTTCATTAACAAATAATGGATAATCTTCTTTTACTTTATCAAAAACTTCAGTACCTAATACTTTATTTATATATTTTGTTGATGAAATATCTAATGAACAATTAAATGTTTTAATTCCTCCCGAAATACCTGTAACATTTATAGCAAATTCGGCCATCGGATTAGTCACAATACCACCAACATCGGTTAATGTTACTGCCGTTGTTCCCGTTACTTGTAATACTAAACTTTGTGAAGCGTTATATTCACCTCTTGATCTTAAAGAAGCAACAATTACATCACTATAATCTGTGTTAAGTGATGCGTTGTATTTAAATCTTGTTACATCAAATGAAGATGTACTTGTAGAATAAACAAAAAGATAAGAGTAAACACCATCAATTGTTGATTCGGCTGACCCTGTTTTAGTAAAGAACGCATTATACCAATTTTTATTAGCATTTTCACCGATTGGTGATAAAAGTTTTGTACCTGTTAAACTTGAGGTATTTGAAGTTGGTACATTACCAATAACAAACCAATCGTTATTTGCATACGCCGCACCACTCTTACCTGTTTTACTTGTTATGTATGTTGTTACAGATGAACCATTGGTTGCCGTTTTACCTGAAAGTTCACCATAAATTGTTGAACCTGTGATAGTTGCGGTTGTTGCTGATAATGTTATTCCTGTTGTTGATCCACTTAAAGATCCAAGATTAACCCCACCTAAAGTTTTAATACTATAAGTTTTTCCTGGTTTATATCCTGTTTTACCAAGTATTCTTGTTACGAATAGTTGATTAGACTCTTGTAAGTATGATTTAGCCATATATGCTAATTCATATTTAGGGTTATTTGCACCGTCTTTCTCAGGTGAAGTTGGTCCGAAATACGTTTTGAATTCGTCGAAGTCCCCAACTAAAATAGGTTCGAAAGCAGGACCTTTTAAAGCCTCACCTACTAAACCTAAAGTTGTAACCCCGACACTTTGTGCTACGAATGTTAGATCCTTCTCAGATGTGTACACACCCGGAGAAACGAATACTCTGTTTGAATTTGCCATCGATTGTTGTTTGGTTAATTATTTTTATTAGTTATTCTATAAATATCTTTGTTTTTACCAAAGATTTCCGTACTTTTGTTTAAAAAGATAGTAAATTATCCTTTTCTATCTTAAATTATCTTTCATCATGGAAAACAAACAGAAAAACGTAAAAATTAGTGAAAAACACCACGAGATGTTAAAAAACCATTGTGAAAAGAACGGATTAAAAATTTATAAGGTTTTAGAAAAATATATTGACGAAGTTTGTAAACCAAAAAAGAAGGACATCTATGGTGACGATTAATATAGGTAAGTCACACCAATTCTAGAACCAACAACGGGTGCACCTAACAAAACAATCTCTTGTGTCCCCGAAACATCAAATCCTGAACCCTCCTCTTCTTGTAGACCATTTATATCTAAACTGACAATACTACTAATATTGTTATATGTGTTAAAAGTTAATGTACTACCATTATATTGGAAATACTCCGTGGTTACTTGTATTAATTTACCATAATTGTCGATAATAACATTGTTTCTACCCTTATAATATGAAATAACTATAGTACTACCTTCAAAAGGTGGTTGTACAAATGATATTTTAGATGTATATGAAATGTGAAAAAAATCAACGTCTTTCTCTTGTAATAGACCATTAATTGTAACACTAAACAATGTACCAATACTTTCACCAACACTAAATTGTGTTTGCATCCCGTCCCCCGTGAACGACATTACAGTTATATCAATAACTTTACTAACGTATTTTTTCCTACCTACACCCTCTTTTGCAAATTCATTCATTAAAAAGAAACGATTAATTGCAGGTTTTACCTCAAATTCATCAGAATCAATAAGAAAACCTAACATAGTAAATGTGTAGTTTTGAATGTAAAATCTCCTACCCTCCAACGTATCCATAGGGGTATTATCTTCAATTTTATCTAATATAAGTGGAATGTAATGTCCCTTAACTTGGGTGTAATCTTGTCTCGATGAAAAATTTTGTAATACTATTTTACTAAATTTATTAACGTCTCTAAATTTATTACAAACAATCGTAACGTCATACGTTATATCAACAGGTACGGGTTGTGGTATTTTATATATATCCGCACCCATAGTGGTTCCGTTCCAAGTCGGTACGGAGGAGTAGTAAAATTGATGTCTATCGGGTATTGTTCTTTGAACCGATGGATTTGTTCCCGGTTGAACGTCGGGTTTTCTTACAATTGCAACAAATGGTAATTCAATATTTCCGTCGTCGTTTGTAAATGTCCACGTTTGTGTAAATTCACCCCACCTTTGAACTGTTAATATTTTATCAATAATTCGTATCTTGTTACCATCGGACACAATTTGAAAATTTTTAGTTACATAATCTAAAAATCCTTTATCTAAATCATCGTGTAATATAGAGTCGGGAAGATATGTGTCAGATTTAGTAATCTTATCTAACAATTCTTGTCTTCTTTCAGTCAGTTCTTTTTCTGTATAAACAGATATGTTGTTTTTTCTTTTAGGTATTCCCATTTTATACTCCTCTAAATTGACTATCTTGTACTGGTGAACAAGTTATTGATTTATAATATGGTTTAAACCCAAACATATTATGTTTATTGTCCGAAGTTATTTTACCATCATTTACCACTTGATAAAATCTAACTTTTAATTCAGATTCGGGATAACCAATATAATCACCATATCTTATATCTATTTTCATTTCTTCTAAATGTTTAATATAAACAGATAAAATCATATTTCCCGGCTCAAGGTATCTCAAAGTCCCATTTTTATATGAACTATTTTTTGGTTCCTCAATTTTAACCAACGCGTTAAATTCAACAGGTGGAAAGAACTTAGTTTGGTCTATACCAACCTCTACGTATACGTCATCAATTTGAGTCTTTTCTCTATCTACCCTATATAGAACTAATTTCATATTTAAATCCCCGTGAAGATATTCTTGACCCATTTGAATATTGAGGTCAAAATCATCTTGAGATAAGAATTTAGATAATCTGGTAATAGGTAACTTATTTTCCATATCCTAATAAATAGTTTAATGTTACATTCTATTTACTTATATTTTAATATGGAAACTAAGATTCCCGAAATAGAGGCAAGAAACATTTTATCAACTTACGAAGGTTCAAACAATCAATTATTAGATTGGAAGAGAAAATTTGTTGAGGTAAAAAATTTTAAACTAACCCGTCCACAATCGGATTATGTTCAAAAGTATCATAATGTATCCCCAAAGGTGGCAAGAAAATATATTAACATTGTTAATTCTTTTGGTGAAAAGATAATGGAAGAAAGGTTATTACCTAAACCACCTGAAAAAATATGGTGTGAAAAATTACTATGTGATTCAGATAAAGCATTTCACGTATGGGGTAAGGTTTTAGATGGTGACCAATTATCCGCAATGTGGTTACCAAAAGCCGCAGTGATGCAAGAAGAGAAAAAACTTAATCGAGTAATTGATTATAGTGTATATGATACAAGACCTCCTATGGAACACCAGAAGGTCGCCATTGAGAAATTATTAGCAAATGATAAGTTCATACTTGCCGATGATATGGGTCTTGGTAAAACGACTTCAGCGGTTATTGCATCTATGGAAAGTGGTGCCAAGAAAGTTCTTATTGTTTGTCCTGCATCTTTAAAGATAAATTGGGATAGGGAAATCAAAAACTATTCTAACAGAAAAGTGTTAATTGTTGAGGGTCGTAAATGGGGGTCTACATTTCACTATTATATTATAAACTATGATATTATTAAAAATTACCACTCAACTGATAAATCAGAAGATAGTGATGATTATAAATTATTAGTTAATGCTGGATTTGATTTAGCAATTGTAGACGAGGCTCATTACATATCTAACGCTACTGCAAATAGAACTCGTTTATTAAATGATGTTCTTGAACAAATACCGAAAGTTTGGTTACTAACTGGAACACCAATGACATCAAGACCCATTAATTATTTCAATTTATTAAAAATTGTTGAGTCTCCGTTGACATTGAATTGGCAATCTTACGTTCGTAGATATTGTAAAGGGTATCAATTTAATGTTGGTAATCGTAGAGTGTGGAATACAAGTGGTGCAAGTAATTTAGATGAGTTAAGAGAAAGAACTAAGAACATAGTACTTCGTAGAATGAAAACAGACATTCTTGATTTACCCGAAAAAATTGTTACTCCTGTTTTTGTTGAATTAACAAGTAAAATGTACGATGAGGAATTAGAAGAATTCACACGTATTAGTAATGATAAAAAAGATGATGAAACAATCACCGTTACGTTAAATCGTTTAATGAGGATTAGACAACTTATTGCATATGAAAAAATCCCTTACACTTGTGAATTAATTGATAAGTGTTTAGAACAAGGGAAGAAAGTAATTGTATTCACTAATTTTACAATGTCATTAGATATGTTACATGAAAAATATAAAAAGAACTCTGTAACTCTCGATGGTCGTATGAATAAGGACAAACGACAAGAAAATGTTGATAGATTTCAAAATGAAGATAAAATAAAAGTATTCATTGGTAACATTAAAGCGGCTGGAGTTGGTATTACGTTAACAGCAGCTGAGGTTGTTATTATGAACGACTTATCATTTGTACCGGCCGACCATTCACAAGGCGAAGACCGAGCGTATAGATATGGACAAAAAAATAGTGTTCTTGTTTATTACCCCGTATTTGAGAACACCGTTGAAAAAATTATCTATAATATTCTACAAAGGAAAAAAGGAGTAATTGACCAAGTTATGGGCGATGGTGAATATTCAGAATCTTTTAGTAAAGACTTACTTAAACAACTCCTTTAACTCCTCAATTTTTGAGGTTAGTAAATCGTTAAGTTCTTTATCTTCCACATTCGGAAGGTTAACCACAATTTTTTTTT